GGCGGGACATGCTCTCGGGCACTTCGCCGCCCATCGCTTTGATCTTCTCGACAGCTTCCTCGACCGTCCTGCCGACCCGGCGCAGTTCCGCCTCGGTGAGCTTCGAGGCGCCGCCGATGCGCTCGACCGCTTCGACCATCAGCCCGGCGTCCTGAATCACCTTGGTGCCGGAGAGCGATTGCGTCATCCGGGTCAGGGACCGCTGCACCTTGTCGGCGTCGTCCTCGAACGCGCGCAGCTTGATATCGGCGGTTTCGACCGCCTGATTGAAGCTACTGAAGTCCGCGCCAAAAATACCGGTGATCGCCATAGCTACACTGGTTCCTCGATCTGGTCCTCGTGCGCGTGCGCGTGGTCGCGGTTCAACATCTCCACCAGCAAGTCATAGACGTGCCCCGGCAGCGCGTCCACCCATTCGTACCGCCACCCGTTCATCAACCGACAGATGCGAAGGTTGGCCTCGACGCGGCGTCTGATGTCGGGGCGTTTTTTTTTGCGTCGAGCGCGGCCTCTTCGTCGCCCTCGTGGCGGTCGACCACGGCGATGAGTTCGCGGATCGTCGCCTTGTCAAGGGAGCGCAGGTGCGCGCGCCGTTCCACGTCGGGCAGCTCCGGCGACCACGGCACCACCTGATCGTCGAGGCCGAGCATTGACCACGCGACGACGTAGGTAAGGATCTTGGCGAACGGTTGCCGCTCGCTCTGCGCGACCAGCATGTCGAAGTACTCGCCTGCGTTCAGTTCCCGCTTGACCTCAATCCAGTCGCCACCCGAGAGCGGCAAGCGGATCGTGCCGGGCCGCACCACGCGACACCGAGACATTGGACCTCCTGTCTATTGCAAGGGTTGACCGAGCGTCGCTCTGAGTTCGTGCGTGCCTACCGTGACGTCGAGGACTTGCCAGCACCAGCGCCCGCGGTCGCGCGGGGCCGTGAAGATCAGCTCGTGCACCTGCACCGCCATCCGCACCTGTGCGGGATCGATGCGGTCGCAGGTCGCGGTGAGCCGCCACTCGCGTCCGCGCTTCGCAATCGTCCATGCGGTGCAGGTGGCGGCGGCGCGGTAGCCCCAGAGCAGCGAGCCACGCGCACCGCGCACCGTCACATCCCGAAACATGATGTGCGCACGCTTACGGCGTCGGTCCCGGCCCCGTCCACGGCCCGGCGGCGGCGAACGTGCCCGATACCTTCGGTGCCGACAGCGAGGCGTCGATGTCGGCGTCGAGGTACGCGAGGCCTTCCCACACGAAGGTCGGCTCCGTGTTGTTCGGCATCAACTGCAGCATGCCGGGCGTCGGTGCGTCCGCGGCCTCGAACAGGGTCAGCTCTGCCGAGTTCCAGAACCCGGAGACGCTGCCCGACAGATCCTTCATCCCGGGGACGTAGACCTTATTTGAGTCTCCAAAACAGGTCACATCTTCCTTGTCGGTTTTGATCGACAGCTTCCACGCGTTGAGCGAGATCACCTCGATCAACGTGGCCCCACCTGCACCCGTGGGGTCGTACAGCACCTTCCCGTACCGGCCGGTTTTGATCGCCATGCCACTGCCCTCCGTTATCCGATTGCCATCTGCACGCGGTACTGCCCACCGCGGCGGTTCCATTTGATCGACGCATCGAGGTCGTCGACTTCGGTGCGCCGTTCGGGCTTCTCGCGGTGCATCGTCATGTAGGTGTAGCCCGTCACGGTCAGCGGTTGATCGTCGAGCAGTTCCCGAATCCGCTGAGCCGCGGCGCGCGCGGTGCTTTCCACGGCCGCCTGTTTCAACTCGCGATACTCGACGGCGTACAGCAGATCCTCGTACGCGGTGCCGCCGAACTGGCCGACGTCGAACGCCTCCACGAGGGAGATGATCACGAACCGGGTCGACCCACTCGGCGCGGTGTCGAAGAAGACGCCGTTAGGTGCGAGGCCGCGCAGGGTCGGATCGTTGCCGAGCAGCGTCAGCAAGGCGGCGTCAATCGCACTCGTGTCAGGCGGCGGCATCGTCCTCGCCACGAACCTCAAGACCATGCGCGCGCATCATTGCTTTCAAGTCGTCGAACATGCGGCGACGCGAGGCCAGTACCGCCCGGTCGAAGGTGTGCGGGGCGGGCCGTTTCCCCCACATCGCGCCGGTCGCGTGTTGCTTCCCTCGCGTCGTCGTGTAGTGCCGGGCCTCGGTGCCGTTGTCCCACAACCACGCGTGGGCGGCTTTGTTGATCAACCGGATCGCGATCCCGAAGGGACCACTGCGCCGGTTTTGATAGAGGCCTGCCAGTAGATCGCCTGTTTTGCCGCGGGTGTACCCGCGCCGGATCTCGGCCTCGGCGCGGTTCGCGGCTTCGATCAGGATGTCATCGGCGTCGTCCCGCAGGGCCGTGGGCAAGTCGCGCAGCAGTTCGCGGAACTCGTCGAGGCCGTTCCATCGCTCGTTCACGGCACGATCTCCACGGCACCGACGCTCCACGCGACCTGCGTGTTGTTGTTGACGCCGGGATGGAACGGCATCGTGATCAACACCGTCGCCGACGCGAGCACGGTGCCGTTGGTCACGCGTTCTAGATCGGCGGCGGTGACCGCGGCCACGCGCGCCCACACGGTGCCGGGTGTCAGCGCCGCCACCGGCACGGTGTACCCGCCGTCACCGTCGGGCACCGGGTCGCCACCCGGACCGGTCAACGACACGCGGTGCGGTCGCTCAGCGATGGACGCCGCACGCGATCCGATCATGCGAGGATCACCAGTCGATACGGGTCGATGCAGGCGTCGTAGCCCATCGGCGTGGTCGCGACGATGGTGCCGACGATGGTGAGGTCGCGCGCGACCGTGGCGTAGTGCCCGACGAGCATCCCGACGGCCTGCACCAGTAGCGGCGCGTCGCGCTGCAGGGCGGCGACGTCGAGCCACCCGGCGACCGCCAGCCACCGGCCCGACACGAGCCGCGCCGCGGGGCCGACCTGCAGGGTCGAGACGCGTTGGGCGAATCCACTGCGCCACAACGTCGACGGAAACGGATTGCCATCGGGGTCGGTCAACGACTGCAACGGCAGCGACTGCATTGGCAGCGGGAGATACGCACTCTCGGTCGACCACGACACGCCCTCGGTGAACGTGATCGCGCGCGTCTGTGTCAGTAGCGCGAGGCCGGTGTCGAGTTCGACCTTTGCGCGGGCGGCGGCGATGAACGCCTTCATCAGGTCGTCGCGTGGGTCACCGTCGGGCCAGTCGAGGCCCGCGCGCAACTTGCCTTCCGCCAGCGTCAACGGTTCCTCCGTCGGTGCGACGACGAGCACCGACGTAACCGGCGGCGTGAACCACGGTGCGGCGATGAAGTCAGTCATGGATCAGCCCCGCGATCCCCGCTTGCGCCCGTGCGCCGCCCGGCGGTACGTGGCGGTCGTGAACTCGCCCGGCTGTAACGTGACCGGCGGCAGCGTCATCGCCGGTCGTGGCAGCGCGTCGCGACAGGGCATCTGTGGGATGACGATCGGCGCGCTCGCCCCGGTGTAGTCGGGACTCGTGCAGGTCGTGTGTGGCGCATCGTCGACCGGGCACGGCCCCGGATCGCCGAACGCCGACGTCGAGAAAAAGAACCGCATCAGGGCTTCTTTCCCGACGTCCACGCCGCCCCGCCCCAATAGGCGAACGTGCCGTCGCCGAGCGTGACGTACTGGCCGCTCGTCCACGCCGTCGCGGGCGAGGCCGTGATCGCGTTCATCTGCGTGAACTTGTTCGGCGCTTCCGACAGCGCAGGCGTCCACGTGCCGGGAATGCCCGCGGTCGCGCCGGTCGCGCCGGGTCCGACGTTGCTCCAGCCCGGCGGCGTCATGTCGATGGGCGTCGGCGGGCCTTCGCTGGCGCTGATGCCGCTGTTCGGTGCGGAGTTGCTCCAGCCCGGCGTCGGTTCCGCCTGCGTGGTCGGTTCGTCGGTCGTCGTCGGTGCTTCGTCTGTCATCGCATCCACTCCTTCAACGTCGTCGAGCGGTGCACCCGTCGCGGTAACGGGCGCACCCCTCCCACCGGACTCAGATCAGCCCGGTCACTTTGCCGAACGCGCCCGGCCGGTAGACCGCCAGCGCGAGCCGTTCCTCGGCGCGGATCGCGACAAGATTCTTTATGAAAAAATCTTGGTGACTGTTCGACGCCTCGACGCGAATGCCGCCCTTGCGGAAGACCTGCGACATCGTGCCGAACGCGCCGACCAGTGCGGTGTTGGCGACAATCGACGGCGTGACCGCGACGGGCGTGCCCCACAGCGTCGCCGTCGGCAGCGACGAGAACGGCCCGCCACCGAAGTACTGCCCGGTGGTGTCCTTCGAGGTCGCGACCGTGAACCAGTTCGTCGGGTTCATCACGACCCCATCGGGGTAGACGTACGCGGTCGTGGCAATCGCGGTGATCTGCCGCAGGATCGCGTCGGCGTTCGTCTCGGGCGGGGTCGCGCCCGCGTTGCGTGCGACCGCCGTGGCGAGGCCTGCCCGATTCATGATGCCCATCAGGTTCGGCGGCGTGCCGTTGCCGTTGAGCAACTGATCCTCTTCGGCGAGCTGCACGCCGAGCGTCAGGCGCGCATCGATGTACGACTGAATCGCGGCCACGTCTTCGAGCAGTTCCTCGGTGACCGGGAGCCAGTGCGCGATCTTCGATACCGGGTCCGTCTTCTGATCAAACACGAGGGCGCTCTCGGGTTTCGCGGCGCCTTCCGCGACCGCCGCCGCCGCGTTCGTGAACGTCGACTCGACCATGTACACGATGGAGTTCGACGACGCCTGCCCAGAGGCCATCAGGTCCGCGACGACCAGCCGCTTGAACATCACCGGCTGAATGCCGGGCAGGTACTGCGGCACGAGCAGCTTGCCACCCGACGCCGGATCCTCGGTGAGCGTCGTGGCCTGCATCGGGCCGAAGCACTCGACCGGCGGCGAGGCCCACGCGCCGTTACGGCGGTGCCCGCCGTGCTTGAGGAAGTTCACGATGTCGGCGTGCTGCGTGAACTGCTGACCGATGGTGCGCCGGTCGGCCGTCGGGGCCGCAGGCAGACCGGTGGCGCGCGCGGTGCCGCTCAGCGCCTCGACCCGACTGCGCAAGTCCGCGTCGCCGCGGGCGACGTCGATCTTCGTTTTGATCGTCGCGCCCTCCGCGAGGACGGC